GCTTGAAATAAATCATTAAATATAACTTGATCTTCAAGTTTCATTTTAGTTCCATAATCTTTACTTGTAAATTTTTCAGATAAAGAATTATAAAGTTGTTCTCCACCTGGAACTTCTGATAAAAAAGCTTTTATATCAGAAAACGATTTATTAAGAATACCACTAGGAAGTTCATTTCCATCCATAGCAATTTTTTTAACTAAATTGTATCTAGTTGATACAGGTACAAATTCTTTTAGTTTATCTTTATCAGATGTTCTATACTCTTTAAAAGAATCAGTAAGTAGTGTTTCTTGTGAACTAGGATATCTTCTAGCTTCTTTTTTCTGAGCTTTTAGTTTAGCAATTTCTTCAGCTGTAAATTGTTTTTCAGCTTTAAGTAATCCTTCTGAAATCATACCTAAAGGAGATTTAGCTTGACCAATAGGTTTTATACCAGATGATTCACTAATAATTTGTAATCCTCTCATAAAGTTTTTTCTTTTTTCCGGATCTTTAGAAATAGCATCTATTTTTTTAGGAACTGCTTTAGCTATATTTATAAAAGAATCACCTACACTTGTAGCAAAAGCACCTAATGAAGATGTATCAATATCTATATTTTCTGTAATACTAGGAGATGTATCTTTATTTGGTGAAACTTGTTTTTGTAAAATAGTTTCTAAAGCTCCAGATAAATCAATTTTTAATTTTTCATTTTCTTTTTTAAGATTAACAGCTTCACCTGCTAGTCTTTCATTTCTATTTACATTTTGTTGATAACGGTCTCCTTCAAAAATTTTAAAAGCTCCACCTAAAGTATTTTTTTCATCTTCAGAACGATATAAAGTATCACTGTTGTCACCAACCATAAAGTTTTCTTCTGAGAATTGATCTTCGTTTGGTAAAGCCATTAAACCTCCTTAAATTCTACATCAAGTTTAGAGTAATCTACCATTAAGTAACCAAACTCATTTGCAATAGAAGCTTGTGGTACTTGATGAGCCATTACACCTTGATATGTTTTATCATCACCTAAATATTTAAAGTTGTAAATTTTAATTCCTTTAGGAGATTTACCAACTAATTTAATATCTTTCTTTAATCTTATATCAGACATTTGTGCTCCAGCTAATGCTGCACCTGCTACTTGACCAAAGATACTTGGGCCAGCCACTGGTGTACCTACTGATCCTGATCTTTCTTCTCCATAACTTCTTATAGGAGCACCTGATAAAGCTCCAACCATTTGTCTTATTTGTCCAGCAGGATATTCTCTTTCTTCTATAAAATCTCTGTAACCTTCTGCAAGACCAGCTTGTTCTATACCACGAGCTGATTGACCAAAAGCTTGAAGACCTTGTGAAGCTGATTGTAAAGCACCTAGTTGAGTAGTTGCACCTCCCATTTGTGCTGCTCTATCTGCCATAAATCTATTTGCACCTGATTCAAAACCAGCTTGTCTTAATCTAGATGACGTATCGGCCACTGAATCTAGATATCTTTCTTGTCCTAATACATTTTGTATTCCTTGTCTTGATCCACCAAAAGCTCCTGCACCTACAGCTTGAGCATCCATCGCAGTTTGTGATTGTCCATAAGCTTGTTGTAAATCTCCTAAAGCTCCTGAAATAACTTGATTTTCATAAGGGTTAGCATAAGTTTGTGCTGTTGCAGTATCATAAGTTTGATTTGCAATATTAGCTAATTGACCTGATTGAGGAATAATTTGATTTTTATAAATATTTTCTGCTGAAATTTCTGATGGATCTAATTGAGCTATACGTTGACCTGTGTAAGCTTTGTAAGGTACATCAAATACATTTTCTGCTCGTCTTAAAGTTCGTTCTTGAATTTCTTTAAAGTATTCTGGAATATCATAGCTAGTCGATGACTGCGATGGTGCCTGTACTACTGTTGTTTGTGGTTTAAAAATACTACCCATTGACTATATAAGTTCCTCCGATAACTTTAAATCCTAATTTACTAAAAGCTTTGTCTTTTCTTTCAACGTCTTTACCTTGAAAAATTTCACATATCGCAGTCACTTTATTAGCTAGTGCGTATTCTTTAAAAACAATCATTATAGAACGAAATATCCTAAAATTTCTATGTTTAGGATTAACATGTAACCATAAAGTTCTCATAAACTTTTTGTCACTATACCATGTCTCATCAACTGTTGCAGCCAATGTTCCTACAATAATATTTTCATGTTCTACTACTATAACAAAACTATTCTTAATGTAAAACACTATATTTTCAAGAGCTTTAGTATTATTAGTGTTTCCAAAGTTAAATGGAGCTTCTATAAGCCATGTTTTAAGTAATTCTCGTATTCGAACAGCATCTGATATTCGAGCTGGTCGTATTTTATATTTATCGTTTTCCATCTTGTTTTATATTTACTCTCAACGTGCCAAATCTCCAATTATCTCCAACCGCTGTATTTTCTATTTTTATATTAGATTGTCTACCACGAATACGTGTATTAATAAACCCTGTTGTGTTGCTTACTGTTAAAGCTTCTCCTGTAGTAGCTGTATCATTAGGATAATCTTTTACACTTAAAATAACATTAGCTGTACCAGTCATATTTTGAAAATCTGGTATAATCTTATTAATAAAACTAAATGTTTCTCCATCAGCTATATCTCCATCACCTGATTGAATAAAAGCTGGTAAAGCAACGCCATCAGCATCTACACCTGATTCTTGAGCATATATAATACTTCTACCATTTGTTAATCCATTTATAGTTGAAATTGTACTAATATTAGAATTAGGAAAAAACTCTGAAGCTAAAGGATTTAATTCAACTCCATTATCTTGATATGTACTTCTATTCATAGTTCCATAATACCAAGAGTTTTCTAAGTAATTATAAATTACATAACGATCATTTTGAGAAGCTGAATTAGAACAATAATACCATATCACTTCAGAAAAGTTAGAGTTTTGTGCAGCATAAACTTGTGCATATTGAACTTTATTAATATTATCAAATACATGATTAAGAATAGTACAAGGTATTTCTTGTACTGATCCTGCATATCTAAAAAATTGTCCATCAGACATCCAATAAGCTACGTCATCTATTACTATTGCACTATTTAATCCAACAGCTCCGCAATCATTACCTAGTTGTCTAAAACCAAATATAAAAGGAGGACCAATAAAAGACATTGATTGCATAGTTGTATCTGTCCATACTAATATAGTTCCTTTAGCAGGTCGAGCACATCTAATTTCACTACCACCAGCTATTCTTTGTGATCCAGCAGAATTAGTTACATTAGGTGTCCATTGATTATAATTTTCTTGATCTGACCATCGAATTAACATTTTATCTTGAACTCCACCTCCAATAATTTCTTCTGTACCCATACACACAGAATGACGAGTTTCTGTAGATACTAAAGATAAAGTAGAAATAGCTGGAGCATTAGCAATAATGGTAGCTCTATTTAATGTCATTCCTGCAGAAGTATCCCATTCATAAGTTCCACCATCTTTTTGTGTTATTATTAAATCTTCTCCCCAATTATTTATAGACCATAACCTTGCATCAAGAGTAATTTGAGATGAGGTTCTAGGAGTATTCCAAGTTCCAGCATTCCAAGCTCCAGCATTCCAACCAAAGCCAAAAGTTTGTATACTAGGACCTATATTTAATTGATAAGTAACTGTACAATTTCCAGTAGGACCAGCAGTAGAAGTTGCTGTTGCATTACTTGAAATAGTGTAAGCATCAGTATTAGTTATAGATAATATTTCATATTCAGCATTAAGTGTTGCAGCAGGTATTCCACCAACAGCAGCACTTGTACTACTAATAGTTACAAAATCACCTAAGATTGCTCCATGAGCAGTATCAGTAATAGTTATATTTGAACTTGTATTAGTCGTTGTAAAAGAATTAACTAAATTAGCAGTAGCTCGTATTGGAGTAATATCTTGATTAGTTCCAGAAACAAAAGCATAAACTTTTCTATCAGTTCCTAGAGCTTCATATCGTTTACCATCTAAAGCAAACCATTGTTCTAAGGATCTTCCTACACCAACATAATAAGCTTCACTAAATTTAGTCCAACCACCTATTTTTTGAGGAAGTCCTTTACGAAATCTAATTTTATCACCATCAGTCCATCTACCTTCAGCACCAGTTTGCGTGTTTTCGGTATCTATCCCGGGTTGAAAATTCAATTGAGTTAAAGGCATAATAACAAAGAGTATATAGTAAATATAGTAAAATAAAATACTATTTTTAATGTATTATTAAAAGGAAGAAAAACTACTGTGTGGATAATCTTTCTTCCCAAAACTATTATATATGGTAATTTTTTGTTGTAAATTAATCTTTACTAATTAATATATTATTTTTTTGGTGGCATTCCTAACATTGCTCGGCCATCATACTTGTTTTTATCTTTAAATTGACCTTCTACATTATTGTAATGTAGAAAAGCTTGAGCACAACTTTCACCTTTAAATTTTTCTCTCCAATGTTCTAATTCACAACCTTTATAAATTAATATATCTCCAGCTTCTAAAGATACTGCAATACCTTTTTTATTTGTTTTACCAGATGGTTCTAAATAAATATTCCAATTATTACCACCTAAATTTAAAGTTATAGATACTTCACAACTAGGTCTATCTTTATGTCTTTTTAATTCATCTCCTGTTTTATAAAATCTAGTGTAAGAATAAGTAGGAATTAATTTTAATTTTGTTTCTTTTTCTACAGTTGGTAATAATTTTAATAACAGAGTTTCCATTACAAAGTCTGAATAACAAGAGTAAGTATTATTAGATTGTGAATCACTCCAAGTACCTAAAAATGGATTTTCATTAACAATTCTATTTTGATACATACAAAAAACTGCTTCTCTTTTTAGTTTTAAATAATTAAAACAAAAATTAGCCAAATCATAAGAAATAGCTTTTTTTAAAACTTTATATTTAAAACTCATTTAAATTGTTTTCCAGTAACCCAAGTAACTAATGAATTTCTTTCTCCTTTAGTAACAGATTTTACTTCATGTAATGTGTACGATGGAAATAATATTAATGTTCCTTGTAGTTGTGACATCTTAATTCCTTCATCATCATCGTATAAATATAATTCTCCACCATTATATTCTTTAGGATCAGTTAATTGTATTGATAAAGATAATTTTCTAACATTAATATCTAATGATCTATCAATATGTTTTCCATATTTATCTGATGGTGCTTTATAATTAGTAAATTGTAAACCTTCATTTAATCCAAAAATATCAAAACCAAAATATCTTTTATTTAAATCAAGAACTACATCTGTTATTCTTCTAAAAACCCACTCTAAATCATCATTACTATATAACCAACTTATTGATCCTTTTCTAATATCTGATTTTTTTTTAGTTGTACCTTTTATAAATCCTTTTTTTTTACCAATTTTAATTATCTTTTCACATTCTTCTTTTGTAAATAAAAGATCCCAATAAGCAAAAGTATTAACTTTATCTAATTCTAAATTCCAAGATGGATTGTTAAATTTTTTCATATTATTTAATAAACTCAAAATACCCTGTTAATATATATCTAGTTTTATCATCAGGACAAACTTCACCTTTGTGAGTATGTGTAAAATATGATGGAAAAATTATTGCTCTTCCTTTTTTAGATAAAACAACTTCACCATCATAAAATTTTGTACCACAGTTATGATCAGATAAATAATACATTACATTTAATATTTTATGAGGATAGTCTATACAGTGCTCAGAATGCCAACTACCAAAACTTTTTCCTTTATTAAATTTTTTAAATCTAACATTTGATAAAGCGAAAGGATTACTTACTAAATCAAGTTCTGGATATTTTTTTAAATAATCTTTGATAAGTAAATTAGATTTATTAACTAAAAATTTCCATAAATCAATTTTTTTAATATCGTAATATTGATAACCTAAATCATCAGCAGATAATAAATTTATATCACATGTTTTTATAATATCATCACAATCTTCTTCTGACAACACACTATCTTTTACATATACAAATTTATTCACACAAATAATTAAATACTTACTCTCTTAAATCCCAACTTTTATTAGTTTCATTCCAATCATATTCTTGTCCGTCTGATGGATAATCAATTGGTGCTTCCCATAAACAAGTTGTTTCATTTAATGTCCAACTATTAAAAGGTTTAGGTGCTATAAAAGCATCTCTCGTTTGATCATAAATAAAACCAATTCCTGCAAAGTTTTTTCTAAAAGGTGTTCCACCTAAAGCATGAACTCCTCCATACATATTATAAGATGTTTGTTTCCATACTTCTCTATCTTTATATAAATTTTGTAAAAACTCTATACCAGCTTGTTCTGTTGTTGCAATATCATTAGATACTACTTCAACTCGTTCTACTATATTTCCTATTCCTAATTTTGCGAATGAAGCCATTATGCTGTGTAACTCCCTGATGCATTAAATGTTAAAACTGTTTTACCTGAAACTCCTGTAGCAACTGTTGGACTACCTGATACTGTTCCTGAATAACTTGCGTCTGGCATACTTAAAATAACTACACCTTTTCCACCAGGCATACCATCATTTGTAGGTGATCCACCACCACCAGAACCTCCGCCGCCACCACCGCCAGTATTAGCAGTTCCAGGAGTAGCAGCAAATCCTTCACCACCACCATTTCCTCCACCACCATCACCACCATTACTAATAGGTGTTGGATCATTATCTCCACCGCCGCCACCACCTCTAGTAACAGCTGAACCTGTTATTGAAGAAGATAATCCATCTCCTCCATATGAAACACCATCTGTGTGAGCCGCTTCTCCAGCACCTCCGCCGCCACCACCGTTAAGTATTGGACTGTTTCGACCATTACCACCACCAAAACCTTGATTAGATGTACCTGGAGCACCTGTACCAGAAGGGTGTCCACCACCGCCACCTGATCCTCCACTACTTCCATTTCCGCCTGAACCATTACCACCAGCACCACCACCAGCTGATGTTATAGTTGTAATTCCTGAACCAGCAATTGAACTAAGTGAGCCAGATGTAGCTTTTGCACCAGCATCACCAATAGTAATAGTATAAGCTGCATCTGGTGTTAAAGTTAAAGCAGTTTCCGAAGAACCTCCTCCTCCAGAAGTTTCACTTCCAAAAGAATTTCTATATCCTCCAGCTCCGCCGCCGCCACCTCTATCATTACCACCGCCACCACCGCCAGCTATAACTAAAAAGTCTGCTGTATAAGGTGAAGCAACTTCATTAGTTACAGCGTCATCTGATGTTGGAAGCCAACCCTGTGTTGAACCTGAATAAACTATTTGTATAGTTTGACCAGAAGTATCATAAACAGGTTTAGTTGTACTAGCAACTACACTTTGAAATTTATTTGAACCTTGATCTAATGTTAAAGCAGCTGAACCAAAACTTCTTGAAAAATCAACAAATACTATTTCATCTCCTACACTTGGAGAACCTGGTAAATCAATTTCAAAAGCACCGCCAGCTGTATTTATAAAATAACCCTCTCCAGCTACTGCTGTAAAGTTTGAAGTTTTAACTGCTGTTACCCAAGAAGTTCCACCTGCAGAAGCATCTGCAAAAGATAAATTACCTGAACCATCAGTTTTTATTACTTGATCTGCTGAACCTGTTGCAGCAGGTAAAGTTAAAGTATAACTTGTTGTAGTTGCCGCTGCTTTTAAAGCAGCAAATTGTCCACCTGATGAATCTTCAAATACAACTGCTTTTTGAGTTTTAAGAGCAATATTTCCTGTTACATCAGTGTTTCCTGTAATTGTAGCTCCGCCATTACTTGTTAAACTTGAAACTTTAATACTGCCTAAATCAGTCATAACATCTGACATAGCTGATCCAGTTGTATAAATAACAGATTTAGTACCTTGAGTTATAGCTACACCATTAGCAGCATGACCAGTGTTAGAAAAAGTTAAACTATAAGAACCTGTTGTATTATTAAATAATACATATTCACCTTCAACAGCATCTGTAAATACATGAATAGCTGCTCCTAAAGCACCTGTAAATTCTATAACTTTATTATGAACTTGGTCATCAGCAGCTTCAGCTGTGTTGTTAGTTGAGTTATTAGAAACTAAAGTAACATTAGCTGACCCTGCAACATTAACTGCAACGTAACCTCTTACTGATGAATCAATTCTGTTAAGAACATAATTTACAAGATTACCCCAATTACCTGAGTTTGCTCCTGAAGCTTGACGTTCTAGTTTTAATCTAGATGTAAAAGTTGAAGACATAATTTTTTATACTCTATTAATTAAATTTTGTAAATAATATATATTTGTCATGATTTGTACACTAAATATTACTCCAAATTTCAGTATTTCCATCAGAAATATCATTCCAAAATCTTAAATTTGTTGGAGTAACATTAGCTTGAAAACCAGTCGTTTCTAAAAAGTTATTAGAATTAGGTATAATTGAAGCTAACGATATAGTTATTTCTTGACCAGTTATTGGAAAAAATCCTGAACTAGAAATTACTACAGAACTTATATTAGCATTAACATTTATTCCAGTTATAGGAAGAAAATTTTCAATCTTAGGTGTAATTGAATTTAAACTTATTGTTGAACTGATTCCTGTAATATCCATTGTATTAGCAGTTCCAGTTGCAATATTTGATAAAGTAGTATTTAATGTAAATTCAGGAACTACAATAGTCATAGTTCCACCTGCAGCTATTGAATAAGTTCCAATAAAAGTATTAGCTAATAATCCTGTAATTTGATTTACTGATGCTGCTGTTGCAATTATATTTCCTAATTGTACATTAGCAACTTGACCACTAATAATAATATCAGAATTAGCTTGTGTTGTTATAGAATTTAATGCAGTATTAAGTTGTTGACCAGTAGTTGCAAATATAGCTCCAGTTCCTGTAATAACTAATCCAATATTAGAATTCCAAGCTCCTTCATTCCATGATTCTCTGCCCCAACCTTCACCAAAATTTACTGATGATGAAATTTGTTGACCAGTTATAACAGCAGCAGCATCAGGTGATGAATTCCATGCACCTACATTCCAACCTAATCTACTCCAACCTACATTTACACTCATAAGGAATTTCTCCTTATGCTATTCTAATTAAGCCAGCAGTCGAGTTAGCAGTCGGAAATTGTAATTCAAAAGTTCCGTTTGTAGAAGTTTTAACTCCACCAAAATCTAAAATTGCAATCGCAGAATTTGCGTTGTTTGCATTATATAATAGTGCTGCTTGAGCAGATATAGTTGCATTTGGAAATGTAACATTATCAGCATCAAAAATTGCAGTAGTTCCATCTACAGAAATAGCTACATTAGTTAATGTGTTTCCACCTGCAGTATAATTACTTCCAGATGATGTTACTTCGTTTCCTACTGCATAAGCTGCAGTTGTTGCATTTAAAGTTGCTGCATTCGTATACAAAGCACATTTTATAGATTGTGCTGCAAGGTTTCCGCCAGGCGACATTAAGTCTTGTTTGAATACAGTAGCTATCGCTTGTGTTATTGCCATATTTATTGTCCTCCGGTTAATGTATTAGTGCCTAGTGGGCTACCTGGAAACTTATAGTCTGTTCTTCTTCTTCTACGAGCTTCGTTATTAATGGTAACTACTTGTTCTTTATACAAATTTTTGTATATAGTATAGTCTTCCATGTTCTTTGTAAAGAGATTTGCTTCAGCTAAACTAGCATAAAGTAATGTACTTGGAATATTTTCCGTATACCAATTTGTAGTATTAGTATTAGATAATGGATTAATTTTTCCTTGATATCCTAATTTTAAAGTATAAGCTTGATCTGGAGTAGGTGCTAAATATACTCGATCATCATCAAAATTAGCAAAATATCTTGGTTGACCTTGAAGTGAAATATCAGGCCAATATTCTTGAACAAAAGCTAAAGGTTTCATTTCTAAATAACTTACATTAGAACCAACAGTTAATGTTAAATAATTAAATAACATAGGTTCAATAGCAGTAGGAAGATTTACAAATCTATCACCAGCTACAGCTGTAGTAGTTACATTTTCATTAAAACCTATAGGATCAATATCTCTTGATAAAGATTCAAAAGCATTATCTATAAAAGTATCTATTTGATTAATAAAATCTGTTCCAGTATTTTCAGCCCAAACTTTAATATCATTTTGTAGACTGCTGTATGTCATTGCCATTTTTAATTACCTCATCAATTTTAAACTTTGTCCAAACGTGCCCAGCAAACGGATAAGTTCCGTAGTGTGTTAATGGACTTTGAAGATCCGCATATATTTTACCGCCTATCTTTTGCCATAACCTACAAAAAGCATAATCTTCACTTAAATATCTATTACTTTTTTCATCAATAATACAGTCAAAAAAAGCAAAACAATTTTTACTTGAATATCTATCATTATTAATAATTTGATCGCTAGTATATTGAAGATTAGGATATGCTTCTTTCATTTTATCAAATACTTCTTTTTTTATTAACATAAAACCAGTTGCAGCATCTAATACTTCTGTAAAACCTTTAGTTACTTGTATATTTTTTGGATTTGCAAAATTTAAATTATATCCTAAAGCTCTTTGTTCTAACATTTCACTACCATGTTCTTTTACCATATCAGGCACACTTTTCCAATCAATAGATTTTCTAGGATATATTCCACAAGCTATATCTACATCTTGTTCTAATAGTCTAGTAACAGCTTCACCTTTAAATCCTATATCTGCATCAATAAATAATAAATGTGTAAATTCATTATCTTTGTTTTCACAAAAATCTAAAAATTGACTTACTAAAGTATTTCTAGCTCTAGTAATTAAACTTTCATTTCCCATAGTATTTAAATGAACTTTAAATTGATTTTTAGCTGCTTCGTGAGTTAAACTTAAAATACCATGAAGATATCCTTCTGAAAGTAAACCTCCATAACAAGGTGTTGCCACCATTATTCCTAATTTTTTATCTTTTATCATGTTACAACAGTAACACTTCCTAGACCTATTTGTAACAAATTTGTGTTGTTTGTATACCAAGTAGTAGGAATAGTTGCAACTCCTACATACAAAGGTTGACCAGATGTATTTTCAAAACCAGGTAAAGCAGTTACTTGATTAGGAACACCGCCAGTAAATGAACCAGCTATTCCTCCTCCAGTTCTTGCTGCTTGTGTAGCTGATATATTAGCTGACGGTCTAGCATTTTGTAAAGTTTGAGCATCAGTAAAATAAGTTAAATCTAATTGTGGTTGTTTAGGTTCAAATTCAGAAGTATGTACAAACATGCCAGTCCATTCAAAAACCATTTCTTGATACGGAAATCTCATTCCTGATCTATCAGAAATTGCATAAGCAAACTTTCCACCAGAAAATTTTGGTGATGGTGATCTATGAGGTCTGGTACTTGCTGGTACTCTAGCCATTATGAATAAAAACTTGTCCCTGTTGCTGGTAAAATTCTAGTTGAAGGAGTATCATCGCCAGCAACTAATCGTTGATAAGCTTCTTCATAATCTACTTTTAATACTTGTTGATTTGCAACAGGTATTCCTATTCTTTTTTTAGAAAGATAATAAGCTAAACCTGCACACATACATTCTAAAGCTCTAGAAGGTACATCAACATTTTGCTCTACACCACTTACAGTAGATGCAGTAATATCTTCTATTCTTCTCATTCTATAATAAGTAATCGTATAATTTGTATCTGGAGCTGGATAAATTTTTAAAACAGGTGTACTTAATCTTTGTAAATAATATTGTGTAGGTCTAGCTTGTGTAGTTTTATTTGAAATTCCTGCATAATCATTTAATCCTAATGCAGTCATTGCATATTCAGTTCCATCACTAATTTGAATATTTGCATTAATTACATCTACTGTATCAGCAGGTAAATTATATTCAGTAGT